CGGTGCGGAACTCGTTCGCGTATGTGGCCGCTTCCCAGTAGGTCGCGTTGGTGGGCAGGGGAGCCGGTGTAAAATCTATGGTCTTGATGCACTTGTAGGAGCCGCCATCATATCTTACCCAGTCGTTCACCTCGTAGGTGTTCCCTGTGGAGAATTCGGGTAGGAAGAGGACCGAGAAGGCGTCAAACTCGGTCTGCGCCACCCTCAGGAGGATGTCGCTCGCATTCTGGGTGATGTTGCTCTCGGTTGTGTCGACCCGGTTTTCGAGGGCATCGAAGGTCGTTGTGGAGACCTTCGTTATAATCTCGCCCTCCAGGTCGTCAACCCGCGTCTCTATCGAGGAGACGAGCGTCGCCAAAGCGTCCGCCTCTTCCCAGTAGTTTGTGTCGATCCCCGGTGTCTTCGTGCCGTCGACGGCGTAGGTATATCCCTGGATGCACCGGTAGACCTCGGAGTTGTACACGACGTACTTCCCCAGGGTGTAATCCCCCGTGGCGCTCCATTCGGACGTCGTCAGGGACGCGACCTCCGCCTGCAGGGCACTAATATTGCTGGCGTGTCCTGCCGCCGTGGACAGCAGGCCGTTTATCGTCGTCTGGTGCCCCGAGGCGATATTGTACAGCCCCGAATATGCTCCGGCGATACCGTTGTAGATGTTCGGCTCGATGATATCCTCATCGTAGATAAACGCTTCCGTGTCGATCTGGTCGATGCGGTCATTGAGCGTCTGGTACAGCTCGTCCTCTGTTATGGACCCGGTCAGTACCGACAGGTAGTCGGCGGGGTCCGTGGAGGTGGTCCCGGCTACACCGGCAGTTGCGCTGGATGGATACCATGCGCTATAATTCCCGTAAACGTCACGGGTGCGCGTCCAGTAATAACGGGTATCAACGAGGTCGAGACCGCTGTGTGTCCATACCGTTGCCGCTGTTTCCCCCACTTTTGTTGCATCAGCACGGTTATTTGTCGCGGATGCCCATATCTCGACACACTCAAATCCGGTAAACGTCGTATAGGTGAGAGCCAGCCGGACCGCATAGGTTAACCCTGCCGGCGCAATGCCGGACACCGCAAGCAGGGCGGTCACGGTCAGCGACACAGACCCGGCAGCGCTTTCATTCCCGGCGATATCGACCGCGATCACGCTATACGCCTTTGCGCCTGTCCAGTTTATCCGTTCCGTGTAGCGCAGGGCGTTTGACTGCTGTGCCGTGTTGACTTTGTAATAGTTGATAGGTAGTGAGGTCTTGCAATCATCCCATGTCACGACCGCCCACTCGCCAACGGCCTCGGCTGACGGCTCCGGCGTAGACGGCACTGCGATGGTAATGTCTGCCTCAGACGCTACGGTGCTGTAATTCCCCGATGTGTCGATGGCCTTGATAAGATAGTTGTATGTTCCCGCCAGTGCCACGCCCAGCCTGTACGATGTGGCGTTGACTATACCTATCAACTCCGCTGTATCCCAATCGTCGCCCTCTCTTATCTCGTAATTTGCGATCTCAAGGTATGCTTGTCTTGTCCATGACAAGAGCAGTGTTCCGTATGAGGTAATGTTGACGGCAAAATCCTGGACCGTCCCCGGTGTCCATTCGGTCCGGCCCGTTGCGACGGTATCATCCCCGGCAACCCAAGCCGATTCAACACCATACGCACTGATCGATTGCGCCCATATCTCATATGTCTGCCCTGCGACTATCTCATTGCAGATCACCGTACCAGCAATGGCGGGTGCTTCCGCGAATGACCACATATAAGACCCGTCAACGCGGTATCTGACCCGGAAGGTCTTTACGTTGACCTTTCCAGAGTCATGTCTAAGGTGTACCAGTATTCTGGGCTTTACCGTACCGGAAAAGACATCTGCCGCGACATCACCTGTTTCAATCCCCACAATCGTCGGCGGCTCCGGCACGAAGCGGGTAACGTCGATTGGCCCTGTTATGTGCGTCGTAAAGGCGGGTATCTCTCCGGTGTCTGCCGTATAGATGTGAGGAGCCTCGTCAACGAGTATCAGTTTGGCGGTATAGTCGCTTGCCCTCTCGATGCCCTTGACAAGCAGTTCAACCGTCTCGGTGTTCGCCTCCCCGAACATTGCAAGGTCGTCAATCTGTGGGCCGTAGGTAGTAGCGATTGGCGTTGCGAACATCAATGTAGCTGATTCCCCGGCCCCGTCATTTATGACGGACAGGCACAGGCTTGTGTTGGATTCGTCGGCAAGCCGGAAGCGACAGGCATACGATACTTCAGCCATCATCGCCACTTTTTCGTCCAACACCACGCCGTAGGTCTTCGTCGGGTCGGTCGGCGGTTCTGCCTCGGCATCCCCAACAATCAACGATTTTACCCTGCCCCACCCGGAGCCCCACATCGGAACGTCATGGGAGACGAGGACCTTCTGGCCTCTCCGTACTGCCAGGTGCTCAAAGTCCTGATAAAGAAAGTATGTTTCGGGGCGTAGACGCGCAGCCGCTATGTAATACCGTCCGAACTTCCATATTAAATCAGGATCAGTTATGCCGGGAAATTCGACGCTTTCAAATTGTGTAGCGTTTGCCGAGGTATACCCGTCATCGTAGACAATCATCTCGTCTTTTTCGTATCCCTCATTTTCATTGGTAAACGGTATTCTGAAGGCATGAGGCTTTTCGAATAAGGCCTTTTCAGCGGTAAACCCCCATGAGTTACGCGGAGTAATATGTTGCATTACCGGCTTATCGGGCTCGTCGACTATCACGCCCCAGATCCCATCGGTCAGTGTGGGTGACGCCCTGCCAGCCGCCGCAATGTCGGCAAGGGTTTCCCACACGGATGATTTATAGTCCCTGACCATGTTAAATTTGTAGCCGTTGGTCTCGCAGAAGGTGTACCATGCGCCCAGAGTAGCATCATCAATCTGAGTGGCCGTTCTGGGCCGTGCGTTTGCGGGGTGCATCAAGACAAGACGGAACAGGGCCGCCGGGTTCTGCGTTTTGCTTTCTTCCGTTGTCCATTCGCTGTTCGTCGCATCCCATGTCGGTGCGTACGATGTGACAATGGCGTTAAGGCTGTCAATGACTCCCTGTAACTGTTCCGTCGCCTTTATCCTGAGTGCGGTCATGGCAAGTGGTTTCGGGAACGTCACAGGTGGGTCATTCTTGATCGAGCGCAACACCGACCACATTACATCGTCAATCGTCCGGGTATCGTCGGTATCTGCGGTTAATCGGGTGAGCGCAACCTCATATGTCTTTGTTTTGTCTACAGCCCAGCTATGCCCCACCCTGATTGCGGATGATGTCGCATCTGTACGGGTAAATGTATGCTGAGTTATCCAGGTCAGGTTGCCTACTTTCCGGTACTCCACCCTTACAGATACAGTATATGAGGTTCGGTTGCCGTTATTGTCGAAGTATGCAAGCCCGCGCGGGAATACTATGTCAACGCTCAATTCGTCGCTTCCTGCTTCGGCTGTCCTGACAACCCGTCCACCTGCCGCAGTTAGTGAGACATTGACAGATGTCTGTGTGACTATGTCCGGTATCAGCGTGATATCTGCGTCGGTAGATGTCCCCTCGACGGTTTCTATGTCGTAATCGGTGTAAGACGACAGCAGGGTTTCCCCAATTTTGATATCCGATATATCAAGTCGTCCGTATCCCCAGACAAAGAGCATCCGCAGGTATTCGTCGTTGCCGAGTATTTCCGTGTAGGGCTGTGCCCCATAGGGAGGAAACACGCGATGCTTGCCGAGCACTACCGGAACAGGCCCAAAAGGGTTAGCGCGGTTCGATGCCCCTGATATGCTGTATGTAGGGCTGTCAGCATAGCTACTACGCGATGCGATGTAGGGCGAGTCCGGCGTGCGTATCGGGCAAAGCGCGTCAACGAGGAACATCCCGGCGGTAAGGACACCGACGCCCACAAGGGTCGACGCGAATCCCCCAGCCTCTAATCCGAGCAAGGTAAGTGACCCGCCGCCAGTAGGTACCGTCAGAGCAACAGCCGCAACCACTACGGCAATGGACAGTATGGTGCGGATAGGGTCTTTACCACCACCTCCGCCGCCTCCATGAACAGGAACATGGATCATCACATGGTCGTCTGTAGACGGCCTCTGTGTCCATTTGTCACGGGTTACGGGTATCCCGTTGACCTCGACCATTACCGCATAATCGCGCCACACCGCAGGGACACCGGACAAGTCATACATCTGGGTTATCATCTGCATGACCGTCATGCCCTGCTGGGCAACCATGACTTTGGAAGCCCTGAACGGTGACGGCTGGATTATGACGGGCTTATCTTGCATAGTGTCTAAATTCCTCTACGCGGTTCTTCCACTGGATACCCGTAAACGGTTCTATGACCGAATTTATCCCCGACATGATGTGGAGCATGTTGTGTTGGTCAATGGCTACGCCAACGTGCCACGTATACGCTCCTGTGCGTACCATCACGACATCGAAAGGCTCAGGCTTGTCTACCTTCTGCCATGCCTCTTTACCGATGGCGTAAGCCCGCGCCGCCGCCTTCAATGACGAAATCGACTGGTCAACGAAAATGCCCCTGTATTCCGGCAGGGATATGCCGAGTTGTTCTTTGTAGACGATACAGACGAGTCCCCAGCAATCACACCCCGAGCGGTCCCGTCCATCGGGTTTGAAGGGCAATCCTATGTAGTTATCCGTCCAGTTCAAAATAGCCCTCCGAAATATGCCGGAGAAAATGACCCAGCCGGGAACGGTTCACGTTCAAGGGTCTCCAGTTTCAGGGTACCGGTTATCACCGTAGCGTTGTACTTGATGTCAGTGAGCAGAAATTCAGGCCACTGTGCCTCCACGGTATCCAGCGCATTATCAAGCACAAGCTCAACCTGGACCGTGGGAGGGGTCGTTATCGTGCGGATTGTTGCCGTGTACTGCCGGTGAATATTGTCAATCTCAAGAGTCATCTCACCCGGCCCCTCGTCGGTGTCGTTCGGCAGGCCTATCTTGACGGGCAAAAACACGAAAGTGTTCGATCTGGACACCGTTCCGTACACGACATCGGTGTCGTCGGTATATCCTTCCCCGGTAAGCCGGGCTGTCGGGTCCGTGCTGATACGGATAGGTGTGGCCAGTTCAGGGTGATCAATGGTAATGAGGGCGATGATTACCCGGCCCGTTTCCGGGGCATAGGCCGCCTGTCGGAAATTCAGGGAAGTGAGACTCAAGGTAGCACCTCGACGGCAATGGCTACATCCCATAATCCGGGTTCGATTGCGGACCACGATGGTGGCGAGGTAAATCGCATCTCGACGGCGGTAGTGCCGTCTATGGGGCTTGTCCACGAGAACCTCAATGACCCGTCAAGCAAGTCCGTTTCGTAGAAGGTTATCAAGGCTTGCAGCTCTGTCGTGGTTAGGGCTTGCCTGCCGGACACCGGCTTGACCCCTGCCGTTGCGCGACGCCGCACCTTTGCCGGTCCTGCGTCCGGGGTTGACCTCAGAACATTATCCCTGAGGGATTCATTGTAGCCCTCTGACAGGAGGTTTTGAGGCAATGCGTTAGGCCATGATGGTATCGCCATTTATCACCTGTTGGTTAATACTTCTTTCGCGCCAAAGTTCGACCTCAACGCCTTGTTCGATTTGCTTCCAAAGGTAGACATTTTCTTAGCAACAGCCGCATCGATCATAACGTCTATCTGTACATCACCGTTCCCGTCAGACTTGGAACTGGTGCTCACCTGGGCCCCTGCGTTGTTGAAGACGTTCACAGTAACACCCTTCCCCGCCCCGTTCTTCGGAATCACCGTTTCTCCCTTCTGGAGGATGGCGGGGAACTCATCGGGGTTCAGGCCGGTATGGAACCGGCGGGCAGAATCGAACATGGAGGAGGGCAGCGCCTTAACAAAGGTAGGATTGTCGAGGCCCACCCTGCCGCCGTTGTGGAAGCCGAGGCCCATCGTCCATTCCCCGTATCCCATGGAGTAACCAGCTCCGCCACCACCAAAAAGAGAACCGAGGACGCCTGTAATTCCACTACCGGCGCTACTGAACAACGGCCCTGTGATGTTCTGGTAAATCATCATTTTCATCAGGTCGGCTATGATCGATTCAGCCATGTCAGAAAATGATGTTGACCCCTTGATGGCGAAATCCGCTATTGCCTGGGCGGAGTCCTTGCCCCAACCTTCTATCGCGTCTTTCAATTCCTCGAACTGGTCTTTGCCTTTGTCGGTGAGCTTTTCCATCTCCTCACTCAGTTTGCTCATATACAGGGTGTAATCCTCTATGCTGAGTTGGCCGGTGACGAGCAGACTATTTGCCGTGGCAATCTTATCGAGGTAATCCTGGTACGGGCTCCGGATGTCCTCAAGAATTTGTTTCAAGGCTTTCTTCTGCTCGATATCGGCAAGAGTGGCTGATGCCGCCGCCATCTCTCGT